AAACCTTAGCGGTTCAAACCTTAGCGGTTCAGACCTTAGCAATTCAGACCTTAGCGGTTCAAACCTTAGCGGTTCAAACCTTAGCGGTTCAAACCTTAGCGGTTCAGACCTTAGCAATTCAGACCTTAGCGGTTCAAACCTTAGCAATTCAGACCTTAGCTATTCAAACCTTCGCAATTCAGACCTTAGCGGTTCAAACCTTAGCGGTTCAGACCTTAGCGGTTCAGACCTTAGCGGTTCAAACCTTCGCTATTCAAACCCTCGCGGTTCAAAAAATAAAGAAACTGCAATGTTGCCGATTTTTTGCAAATGGAACGTCTCTATAATTGGAAACAAAATAAAAATTGGATGCAAGAAATTGACCATTGAAAATTGGGATATATTTTTTGAAAGTTCAGAAGAATTTGATACAAAAAGAAATACTGATGATTTTAAACAAATACAAGCTGTATATTTAGCATATAAAGCTTATTTAACACACTTAACAAACTAAAACAAATGAGCAAACAAAATGAAAACTGTGGAACTAAAGAACTGGTAAATTATTTAAGTCAAAGCAATGAAGCATTAAGAGTAGAAAATTCAAGATTGTTAGACCAAGTAGAAAGACTAACTAATAACATTGAAATTTACGATGCAGAAGTAGTAAGCAACCAAATGAACCACTACTACCAATTTATGAATAACTTTAATTATACACTTAAAAAATAATAACAATGAAGAAAGCAATAGCAATGAAATGCAACCAAGAACAATGGGATGCAATTAAAGTGAAGTTAGTAGGTATTGAAAATCACATTTGTGGTGATTTTATAAATTGTCCGATTTTAACATTTACAAATGATATTTTGATAAATGTTCAAGAGGTTCATTCTTTATTAAAATCAAAAGAATTACAAAAAACTTGGAACGAGAAAATTTTCCTTGAAGCGTGTGGAATTGAAACAGAAAAGATTTTTAACGGTAGTGAGTTGCAGTATTGGAATTATTTTGATAAAAAATGGGAAAATTGCAACGGAGATAAGAAATATAGACTTAAACCCGACTACTCCAAAGAAATTGAGGAATTAGAAAAACAAATAGAAATTTTAAAAAACAAGTAAGATGGAAATAAGACAATTAGAACTAGGCGAAAAGCTATCGAACATACAGTTTGAATTCAAAGCACAAAAAAGCAACTATAATTCATTCGGTAAGTACAAATTTAGAAGTGCAGAAGATATACTAGAAGCACTTAAACCTTTCAATATCAAATACAAAGTTTACTTCACAGTCAACGAAAGTTTAGTAAACGCTAACCCGCCAATTATGCAAAGCATAGCGACTATCTTTGACGTTCAAAGCGGACAACAAATAGACGCACAGGCAATAGTCGAAGTCGACAAAGAGCAAAAAGGAATGGCAATGCCACAGAGATATGGTTCAGCTTCAAGTTACGGTAAAAAATATGCATTAGGCAACTTATTATTAATAGATGATACTAAGGATTCAGATGCTACAAATACACACGGAAACGAGCCTAAAAAAGAGCCAAAAGAAAAACTACATTTAATAATTGGAAGTGAAGAGTTTTCAAAAGCAAAAATATATCTTGAAGCAAATGGGGATATATCATTAATAGAAAAAAAATATCAATTATCCGCTGAAGTAAAAACAGCATTAACAAAAAAATAAATTATGGAAATTTCGGGAAAAATTATCGTATTAAACGATACAGAAACAATAGGAGCAAAAGACTTCAAAAAAAGATTAGTAGTAGTTCAAACAGATGAACAATATCCACAAACTATTCCAGTTGAATTTACTCAAGACAAAACAACAATTTTAAACTTTTATAAAGTTGGTGACTTGGTAAAAATAGGAATTAATTTAAGGGGTTCAGAATGGCAAGGTAGATACTTTGCAAACATACAAGGCTGGAAGATTGATAAAATTGATAGTACTTCATTAAGTGCAGAGCAGCATATGCCAGATAGGGAAGATGTAAAGCCTATTAATAATGCAGTAGATTATGAAGATGAGTCAAGCGACCTTCCGTTTTAGAATAAAATAATAATGCAGTTAGTATGTTGGCAATAAATAAATATGCGATGGGAGAGCCTAACTCCATTTGCCGACAACTAACATTAATCACTAAATAAATAAATTATGTTAATAGACTACAAACAACAACTTGGAATTTTAAAGGATATTAGAAGCGGTAAATTGAAAGAGGGGTATAGATTAGGTATTCCAGAAATAGACAAGTATATCCGCTTTAAACCGTCAAATTTTAATATAATACTTGGACACGCAAACGTTGGTAAAACTACTTCAATACTTTATTTGATGTTAGCCTATTCTTTGAAGCACGGTAAGAAATGGTTAATATGCAGTACAGAAAATGAAAGCTATTCTTTAATAAGAAAATTAATTGAATTTTTAGATGAAACACCAATTAATTTGGTTTCAGATGCTAATTTCAAAACTCATACAGATTTTATCAATTTGCATTTTAAATTTGTAGATAATTCTAAAATGTACACTTACATTACTGCTATTGAAATGTTCAAAGAAGTAAAAAAAGATTTTAAATTTGATGGTATATTATTAGACCCTTACAATAGTTTAGCAAAAGAGCAAGAGTTAATGAAAAACTTAGGAGGTCACGAATACGATTATCAAGCTTGTACAGAGTTAAGAATATATTGCAAAGAGAATAAAATATCTATTTGGTTAAATACACACGCAAATACAACAGCTTTAAGAATGTTATACAACCAGCAGCACCCGTTCGCTGGATTTCCACAACCTCCAATGGCTTCAGATGTTGAGGGTGGTGGTAAGTTTGTAAATAGAGCAGATGACTTTATAGTAATTCATAGGCTTGTAGGTCACAGTACATTATGGAATATGACAATGATACATATACGTAAAGTTAAAGAGGTTGAAACTGGAGGTATTCCAACACCGTATGATGAGCCAATAGAATTAAAAGCAATGCATAATAATGTAGGTTTTGCATTAAATGGTAAATCAATACTTCAAACAATCAAAGAAAGTCAACTAAATTTCCTATAAATGATATTAGATCTACTTTTTTTGAAGCATAAAATGTGGTTAAATTATATAAAATCGTTTGACTGTTCAGATGCAATTGCTGAGGACTATGTTCAGGAAATGTACATCAAAATATATTTGTATGTTGAGAAAAATGGTAACGAATTGATGTATAATAAAGATGAAGTTAATTTTTACTTTATTTATGTAACATTAAAAAATATGTATTACGATGATTTACGAAGAGCCAAAAGAATTAAATTAGAACCTATAAGCCACGATATAATTCAAGACGAGTCAGAATACAGCGAGTTTGATTTCTACCTTAAAAACGATGCTATTGAAGCTTGGCACGATAATTTAATAAATGAGATAAACGAGATAGATGGTTACACCCGAACAAAGGCTAATTTATATTATGTTAAGTTTATTTTCGATATGGTATTTGTAAAAAGAGTATCAGTAAGCGAATTAAGCAGACGAGTAGGAATAACCTATTGGAGTTTAAGGCACACCGTATTATTAATAAAAAAACAAATAAAAGAGAAAATATGAAAAAAACAGCAGTAGAATGGTTATTAAATGAATTAACTTTTCAAAGTTTTGACAAACAACAACTTGCAATTAACCAAGCCAAAGAAATGGAAAAGCAACAGATAATAGATGCTATGGATGTTTGTCAAAGAACTGATTTTTATGTAAATTATTCTGATTCAGAACAATATTATAACGAAACATTTAAAAACAAATAAGATGAAATACAATTTAAGTGACCAGTTCACACCAACAGAAAGAGCGATATTACTTTTAAATAAATATCCTTTGCAATACGTAAAAGATACAGTTAATGGAAATATAGAACAAGCTAAAAGAAATACAGAAATCGATACTTTAAATTACTGGAATGAAGTTAGTTTGGAAATTAAAAGAATCTTAATACAAAATAAAAAATGACACGTAAAGAAGAAATAAAAGAGTATCACGAAAGTTTAAAACTTGGCGATAAATTAGAATGGTTATTTAAATGGACTGGTATAAAATGGATAGTTAAAAAGATATATCCTAATTGCAACTGCGAAAGACGTAAAAATAAGTTAAACGAATTTAATTTTAAAAGAAAATGAATAATACAGATAAAACTTACTGGAGTGAATTTAGAACATCTACTCACACGACTTTACAACACGATGAGTATATGCAAGTATGTGAAATTTACGCACGTATAAAGAGCAAAAAACCATTTTACCCGTGCAAGAGTTGCGGAAGTTCTGGAGCAGTATTACAAGGTTATATAAATGAAATTAATTTAGAATTTGAGAAGCAATGAGCAATGAAAGTTCAAGCCACAAATGGGAGCAAGGTATTATTCATTTAATGAATTTAGACGGGTGGGAATTAGAATGGACAGGTGGAGAGTTTTCTCACTACGATGCAAAAGGAAAAACACCGAAAGGTTTTGATTGCGTTGTAGAGTTCAAATTAAGAAATGCATACTACCCGACTAAAATTTTGGAACAGTTTAAATATGGGCATCTTATGGCTGTTCCTAATTGTTTAAAGTTCTATTATGTATTTGACGGTAAAGGAAACTATTTATACTTTTTAGATAAATTAGAACTACCAAAGATTGAAGTCGTAATGGCTGGAGCAACAACCGATTTTAATAATAAAAACAAAATGAATAAACCAGTTTATATGTTGTCAGAAAGTCAAGCAGCAATAATAAATAAATATTAAGTTATAATAAATTTGTTTATAACATAATTAAGTTTATCTTTGTGCTTTATAAATCACTAAAATAATAAATTATGAATTATCCAAAGTATTACGAGGTTGAGGGTTGGTATCGTTACAGAGGTTCAGACGAAAAAGATTTCGAGAAAGAAATTATAATTTCAATTAATCCAGAAGATGCAATTGAAAGTTTTAAAAATATGTTTAAAGAAGTTCGCTTTTTTAAAATTGATTTAAAAGAGGTAACATTATGACGCCAGAGCAATGGAATGAAATCTACAAAGAAATGAAAAGTTTGCTTTTAAAAGATAGAACACTAACACATATCGATGTATGTTTCCAAATTCAAAAAGTAGATATAGAACCAAAAAGAGCAAGAATAAACATTAAAACATTTAAAGATGACACCAAAAGAAAAAGCAAAAGAGTTAGTTGATAAGTTTCAATCAGGATATACAATTAATGGATTTAATTATCAATTCCAAAATGATTTAGAAGATGCTAAACAATGTGCATTAATAGCAGTTGATGAGATAATAAACACTTTCATTGATATTGACCCAAAACTAAAGTATTGGCAGGAAGTTAAACAAGAAATACAAAAATTATGAGTCAAGATAAACGCTGGGTTGTATTAGAAAATGGAGAACCACATACGCTTTTACTAACAGCAATCGAAGCTTTAAATTTAGCTTTTAATTTACAAGTAGAATTTCCATTAAAAAGGTTTACAACTTTCTACGATGAGTACTACGAATATATAGACTACTATTCAGAAGAAGAAAAAGAACAAGTAAATAGATTAATACCATAATTATGAAACAGAAATTAGCAACAATTATTTGGAATTTAAGCGAGTATTTTAAAATAGGATTGGGAAAATATGCACCTAAAGTTTTTGAAAAAATGATTGGAATTAAAGGTAAAAAAATAAATTAACACTAAAACACTAAAACAAATGAAAATATTAAATTTATATGCTTGTTTAGGAGGCAATCGCTACAAGTGGGATAAAGTAGCAGATATAGAAGTTACAGCAGTTGAACTTGACCCGGAAGCAGCTCGATTATATAAAGAACGTTTTCCAAATGATACAGTAATAGTAGCAGATGCACATTTATATTTACTTAATCATTATAAAGAGTTTGATTTTATTTGGAGTTCACCACCTTGCCCAACACATAGCAGATTTAACTTTTCTATGAAAAATAATTGGGATTTACCATATCCTGATATGAAACTTTATCAAGAAATAATATTTTTAAAAACTTGGTTTAATGGAAAATATTGTGTTGAAAATGTTATTCCATATTATGAACCTTTAATACCTGCCCAACAAAGAGGTAGACATTTATACTGGACAAACTTCAATTTACCTAATAATATTAATGAACGTAAAAACCCACAATTAAGCAGGGGAACTGCAAAAGATATTATAGAAAGTTTATCAAAATATCACGATTACGATTTTAATAAATATAAAGGTAAACAAGATAGAAGAAAAATGGCTAGAAATTTAGTAGATTATGAAGCTGGATTAACTATTTTAGAAACTGCTTTAGGAATAATAAGAGAAACAAATACAAATCAAATAACACTATTCAAATGATAATATTAGTAGATGCAGACAGCCTAATCTGGAGCAGTTGTTATAAGACAAAAGAGCAACCAAAAGATACAGGCTACCATACTATTGAAGATGCTATTTTAAAGTTCGACGAGGTGTTTATGTCTATAATAAATACGATTGAAGAAACTTACGAAATCGACAAAGTAATGACATTCGCAGGAGCAAAAGGAAACTTTCGCAAAGAAATAAGTACAACTTACAAAGCCAATAGAATAGGACGTGAAATACCACCAATTTTAAAAGAGTTACAACATCACGTTAAGTTTCAATACGAATCAATTAGCGGTTATGGAGTTGAGACAGATGATGTGGTTGCAACCTATTGGAAAAGCCTAAGCGATACCTTCGGATGTAATGAAGTTATAATAGTAAGTATTGACAAAGATTACAAGCAACTACCTTGTTTAATGTACAATTATCATTTAAAGCATCAATGCTATTATGATATTAATGAGCCAGAAGCAAAAAGAAACTTTTACACTCAAATGATTACTGGCGACACTGTGGACAATGTTAATTTTTGCAAAGGTTATGGAGATGCATACTGTAAAAAAGCATTTAAATACTGTTTAAGCGACTATTCTTATATCCGAGTAGTATTTATTCTATTTAAAAAGATATACAAAAGCAAGGCACGTGAGAACTACATACAGTGTTATAGATTATTAAAATTAAAAACAGAGTAATGATATATAATATATTACAAATAGCAGAGATATTAAAGATGTCTTCAAATACAGTAAGAGCAAGAACATATAAACTTAAGTTGAAGCCTTATTTATTAAAACCAAATAACACGCATTATTTTACACTTGAACAAATGGAATTAATTAGAGATAATATTGCATTTAAAAGACAGGAGACAACATTTTTTGATAGAGTGTATTATATTTACGAAAGCAAAATGAATAAATAAACAATTATGACAAAAGAAACATACATAGCAGAATGCATAATGAAACTATACGACATTAACGTATATGATAATAGAAGAACAAAAGAAATAGTCGAGTATCGTTCGCTAATGTGCTATATACTTCACAAAGATTTGAATTTAACGTTATATAAAGTAAGAGATCATTTTAACAACAACGGGAAGCAAATGAGCCATTGTAATGTTCATCATAACGTTAAGTTGTTTGAAAAGTTAAGAGCAAAGAAAACACATTTAAATGAGCTTAGATTTGAAATATTAGGAAGCATAGACCCGAAGTATCTTTTATTAAAAAGAATAGAAAATATAGAAGACAAAGAGAAAATAGAACAGATAACTAATTGTATAAATCATTATGAGTAAAATAGGTAAACCAAAATATATTGAAAGCCCAGAAAAACTAAAAGAATATTTTTCAGAATATCAAAAAGAGACAAAAAGTAAACCATTTATAATTAAAGATTGGGTTGGAAAAGATGCAATAGAAATATATAGAGAGAAAGAAAGACCTTTTACTATTCAAGGTTTTGAATGTTGGCTATCCGATAATGATATAATTGAAGACTTAGGAGACTATTTAAAGAATAAAGAAAACAGATATACAGACTATGCACCTATCTGTTCATACATTAAGAAACAAACGAGCAAAGACCAAATCGAGGGTGGAATGGCGGGTATTTACAATCCAAGTATAACACAAAGATTAAACGGATTAGTTGAAAAGACACAAACAGAAGTAAACATAACCAAGTTTGAATTTGATGAGTAACATAAAAGGATATAAACCACATATAAATCAAAGAGTAATCCACGATAGTATTAATAATGAACCGTATAAATATTACGTTTTAAATATTGGTAGGCAGTTTGGAAAAACTATGTTGGCTATTAACCAAATGTTATATTGGGCAATTAATAATCGAGGTTGTAATATTGCGTGGGTAACACCAGTTTATAAGCAAGGGAAAAAAGTATTTGCAGAATTAGAAAAGGCTACTCGATCGAGTGGCTTTTTTGAGTTTAACCAATCCGAATTAACTGTTAAAGGTTTTGGATCTACTATATCTTTTTTTAGTGGTGAACGTCCAGACAATATCAGGGGTAATACATTTGATTATCTTATAATAGATGAGACTGCATTTACACGTGAGGAACTTTGGAGCGAAGTATTAAGTGCAACTGTATTAGTAAAAGGTAAAAAGGTATTGTTTATATCCACGCCAAAAGGAAAGAACCATTTTTATAAACTATCATTACAACCTAACTACGATGAACGTTATAAATACTTTCATTTCACATCTTACGATACACCATTTATAAATGAATTAGATTTAGAAGAAAGAAAAAGAAGTTTACCAAGTCATATATTCAAACAAGAGTATTTAGCTGAGTTCTTAGATAACTCAAGCGGTTTATTTGCTAATGTAAGAGAATGTATAAAAGAGCCGTTACAATCAACTAAATACTATGGAGGTTTAGATATAGGAAGAGCAGACGATTATACAGTATTAACTATTATAAATGAAAATAAACAAGTAGTAATGTGTGAACGCTGGAGGCACGATGAGTGGACCAGAATAATAGACAAAGTAGCAATTAAAATAAATCAATATAATGCAAAGGTTTATGTTGAGGTTAACAATCAAGGTGATGTATTTTTTGAAATGCTTAAAAAGTTATGTGGACAAAAAGTATATCCATTTGTAACATCAACTAAAACTAAACCTATAATGATTGAGGATTTAGCAGTTCTCTTTGAGCAGAAAGATATTAGCATATTAAATATAAGTTGGTTAATAGATGAGTTAGAAGCTTTCACGTATGTATATAACCAGACAACAAGAAACGTTCAATATTCAGCACCGCAAGGAGTTCACGATGACAGTGTGATTAGTTTATCATTATCTATTCAAGCACATAAAGAGTTGAAAAATAAAGGTACTTATGCGGTAAGATAAAATAATTTAAAAATAAGTTATTAAAAGTTTGTTTATAACATTTATTTATTTGTATATTTGTCCCAGCAATAAAGCGAAACACTAAAACAGATATTATGAAAATAGGAATTACAGTTAATTACTTTGGGAAACAAGCAGAAGTATTAGAATTTAATAAAACTCACGTATTAATTAAATTTAAAGATGGCAGCAAATTATGTACAACTAAAACAGCATTTAACAGATAACTAAAACGAATAAAATGAAAACATTATTAGAAAGATTAAAGCCAGAGTATTTAGAATTATTAGAAAGTGAAACATCTAAATATCCAAATACATATTTAATTATTAAAAGAGAATTACAGACTAAAATATTTTCTACTGATTTAACGGTAGGAACAGCACAAAGAATGTGTGCAGATTTTAATGTTCCATTTGAGTTTTATTTTATAAATGATTTATTTGGAAAATACGAATAACAACTACTACACTACACAACTAAATAAGCCACTTTAACGAGTGGTTTTTTTATTTCTATATACTTTCATCAAATATAAATAATATTGCGTTATATCTAAAATAACAAAGCAATGAGAGTAATAGTACCAACTTCACTAAAAGATATATCATTAAGTCAATACCAAACTTACTTAAGAGAATTAGAAAATAATTCAGATGAAAGCGAAGACTACTTTAAAATTAAAAGGCTTCAGATATTTTGTAACTTAAGTTATGAGCAAGTAATGAATATTCAATACGGTTCTATTACTGAAATTTCAAATAAAATAGATGAAGTATTAAATAGTAAAAACGATTACGTTGAACGATTTATTATTAATGGAATAAACTTTGGTTGGATACCTAATTTAGATGAAATGAATTACGGTGAGTTCTTAGATTTGAATAATAATATATCAGATTGGGAAAATATTCACATTGCAATGGGTGTTCTTTATCGCCCGATTATCAAAGAGTTACAAAATAAATATGCTATTGAACCATACGCTGGAGACAAGTACCACGAGCAGTTAAAACATATTAAAATGGATTGCGTTGTAGGAGCAATGGTTTTTTTTTGGAATTTAGGAATGGACTTGGGGATAGCTACAGCGAACTATTTGGAGGTGGAAGTGAACAAGATGCCTTTGGAGCAACAAATACTTTTGCAAAGGAGTGGAGTTGGTATGCAACAATTGACGACCTCACTAAAGGAGATGTTACAAGAGATGAAGCAGTTTTAAATTTACCTATGCATCAATGTTTAAAAAGAATATGTTATAAGATTGCAAAGGCTAAAATGGAGAATGATAATTTAAAAAAGATACAAAGTAATGGCAGATAATTTAAGAGGTGTTGAGGCGATTTATAGAGTAGTACAAGCGTTGAATGACGAACTAATAAGTAATCCATTTTGCAACACGGTTACGCTTGGCGAACAGACAGAAATAGACTTGGCAAAGATGACTATATTTCCAATGGCTAATATTACAATGAACAGCGTTACACACAATGACAATAGTTTAACTTTTGATTTGACAATTGTAAATGTAGATATAGTTGAAGTATCGAAAGAGCCAATAGAAAATAATATCTACAACAATGATAATATGCTATATATCTGGACAAACCAACTGTATGTTATTAATAGATTGATAGGTAGATTAAAGCACGGTTCACTTTACGAAAGCTGGGAATTGAACAACGACCCACAAAGCGAGTTTATAAATAAAGAGTTTGAAAATATGTTAGCTGGTTTGACAACTAACATTTCAATTACAGTACCGAATGATATTAGTGTATGTTAAAAATTGACAACTTAAAAGAAGCATTAGACAATTTCAGTAATAAAATAACTGAAGATGCAATTGCGAACCTGGTAAGTAGTGGGAAAGTTGATACAGGAAAGTTAAAAGACAGCATTAAAAATTTAGGGGCAAAGGTTTCTAAAAATTCAATAGAGATAAAGATTGCAATGTTACCTTATGGTGCTTTTGTAGACAAAGGAGTTCGAGGTGCTGGAGGTGTTCGTAAAATTACATCAGCATTTAAAAGAACAAACAACAGAGGTAAGATATGGAAGCAAAAAGGAAAAGGAAGTCCTTACTCATTTAAAGAAGGAATCAAACCAAGTGTAAAGCATTTTATTGAATGGTCAAACAAAAGAGGTTTAAGTCCTTACGCAGTACGTGAAGCGGTATATAGACAAGGTATAGAGCCAAACCACTTTTTAGAAAAGGCAGTTAATAAAAACATAGGCGAATTATCGAATGTAATAATTGAAGCTTTTAATATTGATGTTAAAAACACGGTTGAATATTTAATAAAACAAAACTTTAAGAAATGAATATTATAAAGAGCAGAAGTCCATTTGTAATTTCGGTAAACGAAGCATTACAGATAGGGGCAAGAATAGAGTTAAGAATTTGGCACAACGGACAAGATGTACCATTGTTAGCAACTAAAACACTATCTAAATTAATTCCAAGTCCAACACAATTGAAATTAGACTGGAATATATCACAATATTTAGATGAAGCTATTGATATTATAAATGCTGTTAAAAGCAATAGTACTGTACTTGAAAATAATAACAATTGGGTTTATTGCAAAGTCAAAAGATATAAATTAATAGGTTCAAATTATATAGCAATAGATGAGGTATTATATGTTTGTGTAAAAGGCTTCAATGATTTTATGGTAGGCAATCAGGTTGCAGAAAATTCTTTGTTGAAAGTATTAAATAACAATCTTATAAATAGCTATTATAACAAAGGAATAAATGAAACGCCCTATGTTAATATAGTAATTGACAAAGTTAGTGACAAAACTTTAACGGCAACTTATGAAAGAAACGATGGGGTTATTTATTCGGTAGTTCAAAACTTATTAGCTGGTCAAGTAGGTATTTTTAATTTAAAAGTTCCTTTAACTTTAAACCCAATTGATGGAAATTTTGCAAACGGTTGTAAATTAACTTTGAGTTACCAAACTTCAGGAGTACCAATTGTAAATATATTTAATACATATCCGACAGAGGAATGCAAATACACGCCCGTTGAATGTTCATTTATAAATTCAAAAGGTGGTTGGCAGTTTTTAACGTTCTTTAAGGCACAAACTAATTCTATAAGTGTTAAGGGTTCAAATTATAATTTAATGCCAAGCGAGGTTAATTATAATGCTTTAAAAGGGCAAAGCAAATCATTTAATATAAATGGAAGTCAAAGCATAAAATTAAACACGGGATTTGTAGATGAGAATAATAATGAGTTAATAAAAGATTTAATGTTAAGTGAAACAGTTTTATTAGATAATAAACCTGTAAAATTAAAAACACAAAGTTTAACTTATAAAACTCATTTAAAAGATAAAAATATAAACTTTGAGGTTGAATTTGAATATGCTTTTGAATTAATAAATAATCATTTATGATAAATGTAGGTTTATATGTTTACACAGATGCAGTTGTAGATTTATCAAATGAACTTATAAAAGTTTTTAATGATAGAGTTATATCTGCTGGAGGTACATTTGAAAGTGGGAATTGTTTATTTGATATTACGCAAGACTTGGGCGGATATTATGGTACTTCATTTGTAGCTAAAAGAGTTGAGTTCTTTGACGATGAAAAAATAAGTGTAACAAGTTCAATTCAAAACATTAATGATATTTCTAAAACTTATACAGACTTCAGCCAGACTTTCACTATTCCTGCAACAAAGAATAATAATATTATTTTCAAACATTGGTACGAAAATTCTTTAGACGTTCAATTTAGTACATTAAAGAAAACAGATGCTTATATAGAATTAGATACGATACCATTTCGAGTAGGGAAAATACAGTTAGAAAGTGCGGTTATAAAAGATAATTTTCCACAAAGTTATTCTATTACTTTTATTGGAAGTTTGGGAACTTTAAAAGATAAATTTGCAGGATTGTTTTTGAAAGACCTTACAAGTACTGAATTTAACGAAGCACACAATGGAGTAATTGTAAGAGATAAAGTTGCGGTAACTGAAGTAAGTTCCAATGTAATGTATCCGTTAATTTCATCTTTGAACTATTGGACGTACAATGTAGGCACTTATGACATACACAAAAACAATCAGCCTATCTACTATACTGATTTGTTTCCCGCTTTGAGGTTGCAGTCTGTATTGAAAATGATACAAACACAATTTAATATTAATTTTACAGGAGACTTTTTAAATAACAATCGATTCAAAGCTGCTTATTTATGGTTAAAAAATGCAGAGAAATTTACTATAAAAGGAACTTCGGATTTAGTAACTTGGGATTATATAATTGACGGTTTTGAATATGGTTATACAGTTGATTTAGACAACGATAGTTTTACAGCGACAAATGATAGCAGCTGGATATATAAGTCCGCTACATTAACTGTTACACCAACGGTGGCTGGTTTAACTTATTATGTAGAAACATATCGTAATGGAATAAAGGTGTTAAGTCAAAATGTACAATCAATTGTAGGTGCTCAAACGTTTACAGTTTCAGGGGTTGGATTTGGATTAGCTGGAGATGTTTACACGATTAAAATTTCAGCACCTATACAAATAACTTTTCAAGCGGTATTGAATTTATCTACAACTATTTTTACAGGAGATACACCCGATACATATATAATGAGAGTTGCTAAGAATATTCAGCAAACAACATCAATACCATTATTAGGAGTTTCTAATTATATGCCAGAAATTAAAATAGAAGACTTCTTTACGGGAATGTTAAAAATGTTTAATTTAACTTGTCATTCATCAGATGGATATAATTTTAAAATAGAAACATTAGAAAATTTCTATGCTGTTGGGGAAATAGTAGATATTACAGAATTTGTCAAAACAGATGTTGTAAATTTATCAAGGGTACAAACGTATAAAAAAATTAATTTTCAATATGAAAAATCAGAGTCATTAGTCAATGCTGGTTTTCTTTCTGCTAATGGAATTGAATATGGAAATTTAAACTTTGATACTAATAATGACGGTGCGGAATATACAATTAAACTACCTTTTGAGGATTTAAACTTTAATAATTTAAAAGATAAATTACAAGTTGGTTATTCTTTAAAAACTGATTTTCAAAAGTATATACCTAAGCCTATTATCTTATATGATTATAACCAATTAGCACAAACAAATTTAGTAGGTACAAATTATCATTTTTCAACGGGAATTAGTGGCAATGGTTTAAGTTATTTAAAATACAAACCATTTGGGCAAGAATTATTAGATAGTACGAATACTTATTCTTTAAATTTTAATGAGCAACAGTCAACCATTACAAATGTATTAGCTACAAATAGTTTATATAATGTTTACTATTCTAATTACATTGAAAATATATTTAATTATAAGGCACGATTAGTAAAAGTTGAGACAGTATTACCAATAAGTATTTTAACTACTTTAAAATTGAATGATAGGGTAATTATAAGAGACAAAAGATATTTAATTAATTCATTTACAACAGATTTAACAACGGGTTTTGCATCTTTTGAATTACTAACAGACTTAAGAGACATAATAATAGAAGACCCTTATGCAAATTTCATAACAACAGAAAATTTAGCAATAATAGAAACAGAAAACTTTATAAAATTAAAAATAATATGAGAATTTCACAACTACCAACTTACGAAGGAACAGCAACAGCAACAGCGGTATTCCCAGCATCAGAATTAGGCGTAACATATCAGATGAGTTTATCTGATTTAGCTTTTGAAGTGTTTAATTTACCTTATACATATACACCAAAGGGCGATGTAACAACACAAACAATTAATAAAATTTCAGGAAGTGTAAACGCAATTACTGGAGCTTTAAGTATTAGTGTGACAAATAATAAGGTTACTTTAAACTCAATGGTATTTGCTGTTTTTATGAATAACGATGCAGCGGGTGGGGTTAAAAATGTTGTTGTAGGTAGTGGAACTTTTACAATAAATTTCACTGCTGGATTAAGTGGCGAATCACGAATTGGATTTATGGTTATTAATTCGTAATTATGATAGAGCATATATTACAATGTCTAAAATTAGATTTAAAATCAGATAGCGAATATATAGCTATTGCAAGAGGTAAAAATAAGTTACCTATGACAATTAAAGAGGGATATAAACAACTTAAACAAGAATTGAAATGGCTCAAGAAGTAGAAGTAAAAATAAAAGTAAACACATCAGAAGCGGTAACTGGTGTTAATAAATTAGAACAAGGATTAAAAGGAGCCACAAAAGAATCTACTGCTTTAAGTAATACAATGCAAGGTGGAAAGCAATCTGAATTTATTAATAATTTAGGTGACGGAATAAGTAAACTTAACCCAGCTTTTGGTTCAGCGGTAAAAGGTGCAAATGGGTTAATTTTGAAGATGTGGGAAATGGTTGCCAATCCAGTTGGTGCTATTTTAGCTGGTATAGTTGTAACTGCTAAATTTTTATATGAAGCTTTTCAAAGTTCAGTCGCTGGAGGTAAAGAATTAAAAACAATATTCGCTGGAATTTCAGCAGTAGGAGAACAAGTAAAAGATGCATTATTTGGTTTAGGTAGAGCATTAATAAATGTTTCAACTGCTGCTTATAAATTTATTACTTTAGATTTTGCTGGTGCTGCTGAAGATATGAAGAAAGCCAATAACGAAGCAACAGAATCTTATAAGCAATTAGGAAATGCAGTTGATGGAACTACTTTTAAAATAGTTAAGAATTTAGAAAAGCAACAACAAGCAAATGACAAAGCAAGAAAAGTTCAAGCAGTTGTTCAATCAGAAACTAATAAATTATTAGTACAGTCAAGGGAAATTTTAACAGATGAAACTGCAAGTATTAAAGATAAAAAGAAAGCGTTAGAAGATGTTACAAAGGCTGAAATTGCATCAAGTAAAGAGAAAACAAGAATAGCTGCGGAAGATTTAAGAATACTTAAAGACAAGGCTAAGGCAATGGGTGGCGAAGCTGAAAAGAAAATGAAAGGCGAAATTCGTGATGCCACTATTGCATTAAATGAAGCGGAAACTGAAAATGCAATGACTGGGATAAAACTTAACAAACAAAAGAAAATGTTAGGTCGCCAAGAATTATCCGATGCTAAAGAAATTGCAGATGCTAAAAAAGAAGCTTTAAAAACACAACAAGAAGCAGAAAAAACAGCATTAAAAGAAAGAGAAGATAAGGCTAAATTATCATTTGAAAATGAAAAATTATTAGTTGATGAACAATTAAAAAATACAAAAATATCTATTGACGAAAAAAGAAATATTGTTTTAAATGATAATAAACTATCAAAAGCAGATAGACAAAAATATTTAATTGATTTACAAAATCAAGAAATTGCACAAGAAGATGCACACAATAAAGCAATAGCAGATTTAAACAAAAGATATGACGATGAAAAATTAAATCGTTTAGCAGATACAGCTGTAAAAAAAGAACAATTAGATTATGATAGGAAAGTATTAGAAATTGAAAATTTAGCCAAAACAGAATTAGAGAAACAAACATTAATTGAAAAATTAGACGGAGAACATAAAGCTAGAATGGGTATTGCTAATACTGCTGATGATAAAATTGCAGCAGATAAAAAGAAAGCGGCTGCAGATGAAGAAATAGAAAATACAAAAAGAAAATACCAAGCAATGTCTTTAATTGCTCAAAACGGTCAAGCTTTTATAACCGCTATTCAAGATGCTGGATTAGCAAAAGGAAAAGCTGGTCAGGCTGCAATGAAAGCATTAACACTTATTCAAATTGGAATTGATACAGCACAAGCATTTTCAACAGCAGTACCAATGGCAATTAAGGCTGGTTCAGAAGCTGCTAAATTAGCTGGTCCAGCTGCTCCAATTGTAGGACCATTAGCAACCGCAGCATCTTATTTAAGTTCGGCTACAATGATTGCATCAAATATTGCAAAAGCAAAAAAATTATTAGGTAGTGGCGGTGGTGTCAGTGGTGGTTCTGCTGGTGGTGGCGGTGGAATTTCTGCACCTCCTCCCGCAAGTTTTAATGTTGTAGGAGCTTCAGGAACAAACCAATTAGCACAGACAATAGCTGGACAACAACAACAACCAATACAGGCTTATGTAGTAGCTGGAGCAGTTACAACAGCACAAAGTTTAAACAGAAATATCATATCGAGTGCTTCAATGGGTTAATGCAAAATTAAAAATATAAACGTTAAACAAATATGAAATTAATAGAACTTATTTTAGATAGTGAAATGGAATTAAGCGGAATTGATGCAATTAGTATTGTAGAAAATCCTGCTATTGAGGAAAATTGGATTGCTTTAAAAGGCGAAACAAATGAGTACAAATTTGCAGAAGTAAGCAAAGAAAAGAAAATTATAATGGGTGCTTTGCTAGTTCCTGATAAACCTATTTATAGACGAGATGAAGAAAATGGAGAGTACTATATTTACTTTTCGCAAGATACTATTCGCCAATGTATGGAAATGTTTTTCAAAAATGGAAATCAAAGCAATGCTACTTTTGAACATTTAGAAAGTGTAATGGGTTTAACAATGGTAGAAAGTTGGATTGTTGAAGATACAGAAAAAGACAAATCTAATTTATATAATTTGAATGTACCAATAGGTACTTGGATAGGAACTATAAAAGTTGATAATGATGTTATTTGGAATGACTTTATTAAGACTGGAAAAGTTAAAGGATTTTCGATTGAAGGATATTTTTCCGAAAAAGCAAAGATGCCACTTTCTAAAATAGAAGATGAAACAGATGCAGAAATAGAAGCGGGTTTACAATTATTAGAAATCAAAAAATGGTTAAACGATAATGGCTACTAAAAACAAAGAATTTAAAACACCAAGTCGGACAAGTCCAAAAGGTGGTACAAGAGGTTGTTTATGTCCCGATAACACATATAGTTCAAAATGCTGCGATGGTTCATTACAGGCTCAAGGAATAGGCTTAATTTATCGAAAGGGAACAGAAGTATAATTGAAAATGCAAAATAAAATAAACTTTCGTTATAATTGAAATTAATTAATTTTAAAAAAAAAATATGAGTAACAAAACAATTTTAGAAAAAATTAACGCATTGTTAAGTTTCAACGTGAAGCTTGAACAAATGACGTTAGAAAATGGAACAGTTATAGAAGCTGAATCATTTGAAGTAGGAGCGGAAGTATTCGCAATTGATGGCGAAAATAAAACACCTTTAGAAGTTGGCGAGTACGTATTAGCAGATGGTACAAAATTGTATGTAACTGAAATCGGAAAAATTGGAGAATTGGCTTCAGTAGAAACTGAAAAGTCAGAAGAAGAAATGCAAGCGGAATTAGCTGCTCAAGAATTGGCTAAAACAGAAAGTGAAGATGCTTTAATTTTGAAAATTGCTGAATCATTTAAACCAACTTTTGATGCAATTAACGAACGAATTGAAAACCTATCTAAGGTTAGCAATGAAGTTAAAGAAACTTTGTCAAAAGTAACAGAGAAAAAACCTTTAGTGCATAAACCAGCAGAGAAATCTAATTTTTCAGCATTGAATACTGGTAAAAATATTTCGGGAACTGAATCAAGAATTATGGCAATGTTGTCAAAATAATAATTAATAAATAAAAAAATAAACAATGGCTAATCAACCAACAATTACAACTAATTACGCTGGAGAATTTGCGGGTAAATATATCGCAGCTGCAGTATTATCAGCAAACACAATTGCAAACAATGGAGTTACAGTAATTCCAAATGTGAAATTTAAAACTACTTTGAAAAAAGCAGTAGTTTCTGGACTTGTAAATGCTGCATCTTGCGACTTTACCGATACAGGAGTTGTTACTTTAAGCGACAAAGTTCTTACAGTTGAAGAAAAACAAGTGAATTTACAACTTTGTAAAACACCGTTTCAATCAGATTGGGAAGCTTCTCAAATGGGTTATTCTGCATTTGATACTTTGCCTTCATCTTTTTCTGACTTCTTTATTGCAAAAATATTAAAAGACATTGCTTTAGATACTGAAAACTTTTTATGGAGTGCTACTACTGGACTTGGTAAATTGTTAAAAACAGATGGAGCAAACGCTATCGGAACACCTTTGACAATTACAGCTTCAAATGTAATTACTGAAATGGGTAGAGTAGTTGATGGTATTCCAGCTGCTATTTATGGTAACGAGGGTTTAAGAGTTTACGTTTCTCAAAACGTTGCAAAAGCATACGTTCGTGCTTTGGGTGGATTTAGCGTTGCTGCTACTTCTAACAATGGAGTACAAGGTTTAGGTACACAATGGTACAACGGACAAGAATTGACTTTTGATGGAGTTAAAATCTTTGTTGCAAATGGTTTACCAGCTAATACAATGGTAGCTGCTGAAATCGAAAATCTTTTCGTAGGTTTTGGATTGGCTGACGACCAGAATGTAATTAAAACTATTGATATGCAAGATATCGACGGTTCTAAAAATGTGAGATTTATTGCACGTTTCACAAGAGGGTTGCAAGTAGGAATTGGAGCAGATGCAGTTACATACGGTATTGCATAAATTAAGAGGGGTTTAACCGCCCCTTTTTTATTAACTTAATAAATATATACTTATGGCTTGTTTAATGGCAACGGGGCGAAAATTAGCTTGTAAAGATGCAGTAGGTGGAATCCGTGCGGTTTACTTTGCAGATTACAGCACTTTGGGAACTGCAACGATAGCGGCTGGAGTTGTAACTGCATTTAGTGGAACAACTTACACCCTTTACAAATACGATGTTAAAAGTGCTTCAGGATTGGAGCAGACAATCACTTCAAGTGATGAAAGTGGCACTACTTTTTACGAACAAGCTTTGACAGTTGTTCTTACTAAATTAGATGCACTTACACAGGCTGAATTGCCTAAATTAATTACAGGTAGAGCACACGCATTTATAGAAGATAATAACGGTAATTTCTTAGCGGTAGGAATGACAAGAGGAACTAATGTTACTGGTACAATTAGTACAGGAGTTGCTTTAGGAGACTTAAACGGTTATACTTTGACTATTACAGCACAAGAACCTTTAATGGCTCAATTTGTAGCACCTTTATTGGTAACTGCTAAAATTGCTGGAGGTATAACACCAACGCAAATAACACCAGCATAAAGGGGTTTTACATTTATTTACTTACTTACTAAAAGCACCGATTAATTTCGGTGCTTTTTTTTACACAAAATTTAAAATTAATTCGTTACATAAAATATGATAGTACTAACCACATCTGCGGAGCAAACATTTTCTATAATTCCAATTAGACAAACTAATGGAGTTAAAGAATTAGTTATGGAATTTACTAATGAAACGACAAAAGAAGTATTTACAAGATTAGCAACTTTTAAAAGTTCGTCAAGTGATATTTTAGAAATTGGAATTTCATCTGTTCAAGATACTATTGACTATTTTAAATTAAGAATATCAAATGATATAGGAAATTTTGAAGCAGAAAGTTGTTTGGAAACTTTATTAAATCAATTAAATATTTTGCAACCAAATGAGCATTTATCTTTTTTAGTTCAAGATAATTTTTATAATTTAAAAGTGTATTTTGAAAACACAACAGATGTAATTTACAAAGACAGAATTTTCTGCACAAATCAAAGTACAGCTATTTATTCAATTAATAATTTAGAATATACTTTGCCAAATATTGACAATAACGACTATATAACAATATGAGACCAAAAAGAAAAATAATTAAACCAATTGAAAATAAAAGTGGAGGGATAGGTATTGTTAATTTAGCAACTTATACATCGCCTAAAATTGTTGAAGTAAGAAATCAGGATTGGGTATCTTATGGCGATGACAATAATTACTTTGGATATTTGCAAGATAGAATTAACGGAAGTCCTACTAACAACGCAATTGTAAACGGTATCAGTCAAATGATATTTGGAAAAGGGTTAGATGCTTCAGATAAAAAAATTAATGAAGAAGCTTATGCACAGGCTTTATTGCTGTTTGATGATGATACAACAGAACGTTTATGCTATGATTTAAAAGCAATGGGACAATGTGCTATTCAAATAGTATATTCAATTGATAGAACACGAATTTTAGAATGTAATCATTTCCCAATTGAAACAATTAGAAGTGGTAAATGCAATGAAGATGGCGATGTTGAATTTTACTTTTATTCTGACGACTGGAGTAAAGTTACAAAGCAAAAACCAGCGTTACAAATACCAGCTTTTGGAACAAGTACTGAAGCTGAAGAATTAATGTATGTAAAACCATATAAGACTGGATTTTATTATTACAGTCCAGTTGATTATCAGGGTGGTTTACAATATTGTGAAACTGAAGAAGAAATTTCTAATTTTCACTTAAATAATATTATGAACGGTATGGCGCCGTCTATGTTAATTAATTTTAACAACGGTACACCGACAGAAACAGAGCAAAGAGAAATCGAAAGAAATATTCAAAATAAATTTGGTGGTACTTCAAACGCTGGCAGATTTATTTTATCTTTTAACGATAGTGCTCAAAATGGTTCAACTATAACACCCGTTCAATTATCAGAAGCACATTTACAATATGAATTTTTATCAAATGAATGTATGCGGAAAATTATGGTATCACACCGTGTAATTTCGCCAATGCTTTTAGGAATTAAAGATAATTCAGGATTTGGAAATAATGCAGATGAATTACAGACTGCAACTGTATTAATGGATAATACTGTTATACGCCCGTTTCAAAATTTATTAATTAAAAGCTTTGATAAAATTTTAGCTTTTAACGATATATCTTTAAACTTATATTTTAAAACTTTACAGCCGTTAGATGCCAATAACGAATTGACAATTACTGAAAAAACTAACACTATTATTGATGGTATTAATTCACTTTCGCCTTTAGTTGCTAATAAAGTATTAGAATCAATGACTGCAGACGAAATAAGAGCCTTAGTTGGATTAAAAAGTGTAATTATACCTGAAGTACCTACTGAAAATTTAAGTGCGGTAGATTTGTCTGAATTTGGCGAAGAAATAGACTTAGAAAAGTACGAATTAATCGATGCAAGACAAGTAAATTACGAACAAGAAGCTGAATTAGATACACAATTAAGCGTACATTTAAGCACAGGAACAGCTATTCCAAACGCTAATAGTAGAGAAGACAGCTCAGTTTATAAAGTTCGTTACAGATATGGTGGTAATCAATCTCCAGAACGCAAATTTTGTAAGCAAATGATGAGTGCAAATAAGATATATCGTAAAGAAGATATAGAGAAAATGAGTAAAATGACTGTTAATCCTGGTTTTGGTATGAGTCCAAATCCTGATGAGCCTTATGATATATTCCTTTGGAAAGGTGGCGGACTTTTAAGCGATGAATTTCCAAATGGAACGTGTAAACACTATTGGATGCGTGAAACTTATGCTTCAAAAGATAGAACAACAAAAGTAGATGTTTATAGTCCAAATGCTGAAATAGTAAGTCCAAGTAAATCAATTTCAGAAGCTGGTTTTATACCTACAATTAACGACCCTAAAGCGTACATTGCTCCGCACGATATGAAATAATGGCTACAACTCTTTTTATAACAGCAAAAGACTTAAAATCAAACACTATTTTAAACGGAAACGTTGATGTAGATTTGTTTATTCAGTTTATTAAAATTGCTCAACAGATGCACGTGCAAAATTACACAGGCACTAAATTATACGCTGCAATTACATTAAAAATCAATACTTCTGCTTTGACTGGCGATTATTTAGATTTGGTAGTAGATTATGTGCAACCTATGCTTATACACTTTGCGATGGTTGATTATTTACCATTTGCAAATTATCAAATTAGAAATGGTGGCGTATTTAAACACCGTTCTGAAAATTCAGAAACACCTACAAAAGATGAGTTAGATATTTTAGTACAAAAACATAGAACATTTGCAGACTTTTACGCTAAAAGATTTGTAGATTATATGTCTATTAATGCTGCTGGAATTTTTCCAGAATATTGGACAAATTCAAATAGTGATATGTATCCTGACCAAAATCCAAATCCAAGTGGTTGGGTATTATAAGCTAATTTAAGCAACGATAATTTAAAAGATATGGATAAAAATAAAGATATAAAGCCTAAGAACGAAAATAAAAGCCTTTTATCGGCTCTTTATAGAATTAAAGATGAGAACATAAAAAAGATGAATGATTATTTAGACAAAGAGAAAAATGGCAAATGATATAGGTTGGGGACAAGGGGCGGTTAATAATACTATTGGCTGGGGACAAGGTGCTGTAAATAATACAATCGGTTGGGGTTCTATTTATTCAAAAAGTTATAGCGGTGAAACTGATATTATTGGTTCGCCAGTTCCTACTTTAGTAATTAATTTTAAAACAAGGGTTTTAGCTGATTTAGGAAATTTTGAAGCAGAAAGCTGTTTAAATACAACATTAACAAATTTAAATATATAAAATGAGTTTATTAGAAAAAGCAAGTTTGGTAGTTACACCAAATGGTTATAAGGCTGGGAAATTATATAGTGTAATTCCAAACACAACGTTAGGAGATATGGATGTTGTAAGAGCAACAACAGCAACAAGAGTAAATGAGTTAGGATTAATTGAAGAAGTAGGTTTAAACATTCCACGTTTAGATTATTCAAACGGAAGTTGTCCGAGTTTATTGGTAGAACCGCAGAGAACGAATTTATCTTTATATTCAGAACAATTTGATAATGCTTATTGGGAAAAAATACAAGCAGGAGTAGCTTTAGCTCCTGTAGTTACTCAAAATATAGAAATTGCTCCTGATGGAACAACTTCTGCTGATAGAATAGTTTTCAGTTTAAATGGTGGGACTTCAAGTGGCGATATAAGTCAATTAGAATCAGCATTATTTACTTCTGTTTCAATAACAAGAACACAGAGCTTTTATATTAAAACAACTGATGGAACTACAAAAGTATTTAGTTTTGTTTCTCCTACAGGAAATTTAATACCTATTACTGTAACTTCAACA